AGGGCTTGCGAGTGGGCGCTGTCTCATGCCGAGTCATGCGACTTGGTCTTGGAGCGCACCCGCATGTTCTCACAGAAGTTCGTGTCAGTCCCATACATCAAGTCGATGGGGGCGCTCAACGCCACCATAGCAGACACCGCTGCGGAGCATGGCGTAGACTCGTGGTCAGTAGACACCCGTTGCTGGAAGTCTGAGGTTGTCGGCACGAGCAAGGGCGAGGCGAACAGCTTCGGAGTAGACGAGAAGAAGTGGCCGGCAGCCAAGCTTGTCATAAGCCTCGGGTTCGAGGAGTCAGTCAAGCACGCAATAACTGGCAGAAGGAGCAAGGGGACTTTCACAGACAAGCATGGCTTGAAGTGGGAGTATGATGACGACGCCTGCGACTCCGCGTGCATGGCGCTGTTCTGGACCGAAGGCGACGTGACGAAGCTCGTGCTAGAGGACTGACAAAGAACTGCGAGAATCTCAAAGATCTCGTGCACAGCTGCCGCCAGACGTGTTACAATGTGACTAGGCAAGGCAACCAAGTAGCTAGGAGGCAAGCAATGGCAAGCATGACGGTAGACTTCACGGACCCGAGGCAGCTGCAGGAGCTCTGGGAGGAGCACGTCGATGATGACACCGCTCTGGTCATGGAGTCTGACGAGGGAGACACGCTGCTCGTGTCGGCAGTAGAAGACAAGGACCTCAATGAGGGCTATGTCGCAGTCGTCTCACTGAAGGATGACGGGTGGGTCCGCACCACCTACTACTGGCTGGACGGGACTGTCGAGGAGAAGTACGAGCACGAGCGGCTGTAGCAAGCAAGCAAAAGCATATTACGTCGAAGATGGGGCTGAGCTCGAGAGGGCCAGCCCCTTTCTCATGCAAACTTGCAGAATATTGCGTAGACTGTGTACAGGCAGCTGCAGACTGTGTATAATTGCATCAGAGGCAGTCCAGAAGCTAGGAGGCACGAGATGAGCAAGGGCAAGCAGTTCGCGGAGAAGCTGATCGACTCCATGGTAGACGAGAGCGGGCACTGCGGTGAGCGTGGCCTCAGCTGCAAGCAGTTCAACATAGTCTCGCAGTGGCTTGACAAGCATGACGTAGACGGAGACTTCGGTTGCTGGCATGGCAGCTACAAGACCGTCTACTTCACGTTGACTGAGTACACCGGCAGGATCGGCAAGTACGAGGTCAAGCTGCAGGAGCTCTGGCACTTCAACGCCCGCCACACCGTCAAGTCGATCGACAAGGTGTATGACAAGTCAGAGGAGCAGATCGACGAGGAGAAGAGGCAAGAGGCTGCCAAGTACGGCTGGCACCACGAGGTCGGCGAGCGCCTGCGTGACGTCAGGTGCACCTGCGTGAAGGCAAAGGAGGTCGGCTGCAACGAGTATGGCAGCCGCTGGCTGTACGAGTTCACAGACGGAAGCAGCATGTTCGTGTGGTTCACCAGCAAGAGGGCTATTGAAGACGGAGACGACGTGCTGCTGACAGGCACGGTCAAGTCATTGGAAGAGTTCAACGGCGTCAAGCAGACGCAAGTCACAAGGTGCAAGGTCAAGCAGCTCGAAGTCGCATGAGGCATCCAGAGGCCACAGAATCCAAAGCATGGCCAAAGCCATATAAGCTACCACATATGACGTCAAGATGTCACAGATGTCATCCTGGTGCCTCTGGCAATGGCCATGTTCACATGCTATCATCCATGTGCAATACATCAAGAGGACGCAGTTGTCAATTGTGAATCTTTTGTGAATTTTCTGTGAAGGGTGTCGAAGCTCATGGAAAGCCAACTTTCAAGCAGCTCGCATCGGCATCACGGACGCGACTCGAAGTCACATGAAACGATGAGAAACGACTAAGTCAAGTTGATGGTTTACAAGCCTTTACACAAGCGTTATAATGGCCGTTGGGCGGTCGGCCACCAGCCAACCCAACCCAAACGACACAGCACAGAGGCCACCTAGTAAATAAACCAATACATACAAACACAAACAAGCTACCTAGCATACTAAAACACACTAGTCTACAACAGACTGGTACAGTCTACTACATAGAGCACACTATCTGGTACACATACCAAAGCACACTCACTGTAGTAGACACTCTGGTTTTAGTATGCTAGGTAGCTTGTTGTATTCACTGTATTCCTACACCACTTTGTGGTATAATTGCTTGTGTGGCAAGCGCATCCAAAGCAATCCGAGCAGAAGGAGGAGAGATGCTGAAGTTGTCAGACTTGAAGCTCAGGGAGTATGACGGCAGCGACTGCGTCGGCTTCGTGGTAGACGTCGAGTACGGAGATGACAGCGTGCAGCGAGTGTGGTTCAAGAGGCGCGGCAGCTCGTCATGGGAGGTAGAGTGCATCCTCCCGAGTGGCAGCCCGCTTGTGGCTGCGTTCGAGTCGTACAGCCAGAGCCAGAAGCTGGAGCTTGTCGCAGCGACTGGCCTGCTAGTGATACAGCAGCAGCTCGAGAGAGTCATAGGAGTCGAGTCGCAGCTCGAGTTCTCCATCTCAGACGTCGTGAGGGGCATGTGATGCGGCGGTCTGGCAGGGACTGGCTCAAGAACGAGCGCGAGGTGATGGAGCTCCTTGGCTTGGAGCAGGTGCCTGGGTCTGGCAGCTCGTGGCTGGCCAGAGAAGACGGGTCTACGGAAGACGTCCTGTGCCAGCTCAAGTCGACTGACGCGTCGTCGATAAGGGTCCAGAAGAAGGACGTAGACGAGCTGCTTGTCAACGCGGCTGTCGAGCACAAGCTTCCGGTGTTCGCCATACAGTTCAGGGAGTCGAACGAGGTGTACCTGGTGGTGAGGCCACTGGACGTCCCAGACGTCGCGAAGCTGATCAGAGATGGTAGATACTCACGTGACGAGACCAAGTGGCCTCAGATGTCATCTCAGTGCCTCAGAAGGCCACCCAAGAAGGTCGTGAAGTCAAGCAAGTCTGCGAGGGACGAGTTCTCCCGCATGAACGAGAAGAAGTACGAGAAGAAGGAGAAGAGGGCAAGATGAAGCTCAAGGTGATGGAAGTGATGAAGTACGGCGGGCACAGCCTGTCTGCCAACGGCATGGTCAACGTGACGTTCTCCGCCATGTACAGTGAGCTGGCGAAGTCTCTTCAGCTTATGCAGCTGCTGAACGAAGACGTAACAGTCGCGGCGAAGCTGCCTGGCGAGAAGCCGATGCCACTTGGAGTGTTCAGGGTTCACCAGCTCATAGTTGACAGCGACGGCGAGTCTAAGGTGAAGCTCCGCGGCATGTCTGAGTTCGTCGAGACTGACAGCCTGAACTCACTGCCGCTCCGCAACTCAGAGGTCCCCGAGTTCCAGGTGCTTTTCAAGGCTGACATCGAGTCTGTCGAGGGAGATGGTGAAGATGGCGAGTAGCGGCAAGCTCTCCTACAAGGAGCTGGCGTCGGTCAAGGTCTCGAAGTCTAAGGAGCTCGTCGTCTCGAGCTGCTCCGCTGGCGGCTTCACGATAGCTTCTAGGATGTCGGTCGTGAATGACGACGGCACGCCTGGCTTCATCTTCCTCAAGGGCGCCACGAGGGTGCAGACTCTCAAGCAGCTCGAGGCTGTGCGTGACATGCTCGACGCGGCAGTCAAGCGAGCTACAGAAGACGGGCTCGGAGAGGTCGACTGGGACTAGCTTCCAATAGTTTTTGGCTTTCTAGTGTAATTCTTTGGCTTGTTGTGGTATAATCTTCTCAAGATGAAGCATGAGGCTTCAGTGACAGGGCGGAAGCCCAGAAGGAGAGTGCAAGATGGCTGTCAACTACACGTTCGCTCAGGCAGTGAAGGTCCTCAAGGACATGGATGACCTCGAGGCTGTCCAGGACATCACGCGCCGCTTCCCGATCGCGTCTATCATCTCGTCCAAGGTCGTCGCAGAGGCTGGAGATGACTTCCTCAAGCTCCTCGACGTCATGCCCGAGTACCTCACCATGCGCAAGGTCGAGTCTGGCTTCAAGCACCTCGCCGCTGCTGGCGATGATGGCGCTGACGACGTCGACACAGAGGCTGAGGACGAGCCAGAGAAGCCCGCTCCGAAGAAGCGCGCTCGCAAGGCGAAGGCAGAGGAGCCTGCCGAGGAGCCCGAGGGTGACGGTGACGGTGATGGCGAGTACGCCGGCAAGAACGCCATGGAGCTGTTCAAGATCTGCAAGTCTCGCAAGCTCAAGGCTCAGCCCAAGAAGCCCGCGAAGTACTACATCGACATCCTCGAGAAGGATGATGCAGCAAAGGCTGAGGAGCCTGTGGCTGACGACACCGAGGACGACGATGACGACTGGGACATCTAGTCTAAGCAAGTGACAAGCTGTGACATGGCCTGCCAGGCGTGGCGAAAGCCCCTGGCAGGCTTCGTCTGTATCTAAGGGGAATCATGGAAGTTAGCATACTAAGCAGGACTCCAGACATGGTCGGCGTGATCAGCTTGGCTGCTGGCTTGTGCTACGGCAAGCGAGACAAGTCTCTGAGGCGGCTTCGCAGCTGCTACAGGGCTGGCCACACCGGCATCCTTGAGCACGTGTCAATCTCGTTCATCGTGAGTGGCATCTCTCGCTCATGCAGCCACCAGCTTGTTCGTCACAGGCTTGCTAGCTATTGTCAGGAGTCACAGAGGTACTGCAAGTATGACCTGTCTGGTGGCAGCTGGTACGTAGTCCCGAGGAGCTTGCGAGGCAACAAGGATCTGCTAGGCAAGTACGAGTCTCTGATGTGCGAGTGCGCTGACGAGTACAAGTCACTGCTAGACGCAGGCTGCAAGCCAGAAGACGCCAGGTTCGCGCTGCCCGAGTCTACGAAGACGAGCATCGTCGTGACGATGGACATTCGCTCGCTGTTCCACTTCTTTGACCTCAGGCTCGGCGAGCACGCGCAGTGGGAGGTTCGAGAGCTGGCTGGCGAGATGCTCGAGCAGCTGAGGTCTGTCGAGCCAGAGTTGGTCGCCGTGTACGAGGAGTTCAGGCCAGAGACTAGGATAGACTGACAGTTTCTGTGCATTTTCTCAAGTTTCTTGTGTACAGCTGTGTCTGGATGTGTTATACTTTAACCAATGGAAGCCAGCGGCTTCCGCAGACGGCTAGGAGGCCAGCATGAAGAGGTCAGAGGTTTTCAAGAAGCTAGACGAAGTCTGTGACAGCAGCAAGACGGGCTTGATGAGCAAAGGCGAGTATGAGTTCTCGCAGAAGCTCCTCAGCAAGATTGGCCCACTTCGTGAAGCCAGTCGTGACTCTGATGGCAGCTTGGAGTTCTGTGAAGTAGAGTGCGCGCTCAAGCTGTTCGTGAAGAAGTACAAGCTCCAGATAGGCTGCATACTTGTGATAACAGACGTCAATGGCGAGATGCTTTACAACGCTGGCGCGTCTTCAGGCATCGTGAATGGCAGGTCTCAGTGGCTGTTCACAGTCCACTCGCCAAGCCTGTACGAGCTGTACATGAAGCTCGTCATGGTGCTTTTCAAGATGTCTAAGGAGGGCAAGCTAGATGAGAGGTAAGAAGTTCAACGCGAAGGCGTGGACTGACGGCGCGTGCTCCGGCAACCCGGGGACTGGCGGCTGGGGAGTAGTCATAGAAGCAGACGGGTCTGAGCAGATGCGGATGTCTGGCTACGAGCTTGACTCCACGAACAACCGCATGGAGCTCACGGCGATGGTCAAGGCTATCACTTCTGTCATCTCGATGTTCAAGAAGTCTGGCAGCGAGTCGGCGACGGTGATGATAATGTCAGACTCAGCCTATGTAGTCAACTCCATCTCGAACGGCTGGCTTCTGAAGTGGTCCAAGAACGGTTGGAAGACGAAGCAAGGCTCTGTCAAGAACAGGGAGCTGTGGGAGAGAGCTCACAGGCTGCTGTCTCAGGCAAGGCGGATGCACTGCGACATCAAGGTGGTCAAAGTAAAGGGCCATGCAGGAGACGAGATGAACGAGCTGGCAGACAGGCTGGCAGTCGAGGCGAGGCTGCGAGCAGAGCAGCAGCTTTAGTTTGGTGAAGAGATCAGATGGCTAGGAGGCCGAAGATGGCAAGGCAAGCAAGGCATGGCTCGAGGGTGTCGGGCAAGCGAGACGTCAGCGCGAAGAGGCTAGTGGCTAACGTCATCAGGAACGTGGCTGACATGGCAGGTGACTTCGTTGGCGCGTCGCTCGGGCCGCTTGGGACTCTGCTCCTGTGGGTGTCTCCGATCCTGTGCGTACTTGCTGGCTCGTACGCGTACTCGACACGCGGCTACATGGCGTTTGGTGGTGAGGAGATCCTGGCTGTGATCCTGCCGGCGTTAGGCTTCTTCCTTAGGTCGATAGCGTCTGCAAGGGACAGCTTCGAGTCTGGCATGCCTGTCCCGAGGAGGCGCTTCACCGAGGAGCATGCAGACGGCCGTGTGGACGTCGACTACGACAGGCTTCAAGAGATGGTGCTGTACGTGGCTGACGTAGAGGACTGGCTTGACGCGCATGGCTACACGTTCTCCGAGAGGCACTGAGAGGTCATCTGAGGCACTCAGACGCTTCACATGGTAGAATACTAATGCAAGTGCATAAGGTGGCATCAGATGCTATCTGGGAGCCTCACAGTATGGAGGTGGTGGTCATGGTCAGTGAGCAGAAGCTCGAGGAGTGGGAGTCGATCAAGACTTGGAAGCAGTGGAGGGAGTACATCCAGCAGCTGCTAGAGGACAGTGACGATGCGGTGATGTCAGCTCTCGTGAGGCTGTATGCCTGCCAGGAGGAAGACGAGCGGGCGACAAGGCAGTCGACACACCGCAATGGCATTGGCTTCGACAAGGCGGACGCATACAGGCTGTCAAAGCTGGCTGTCAAGCTCCAGAGCGGGCAGCAGATAAGCTACGGAGACCTACAGTTCGCTAGGGCTCAGCTTAAGAAGTACTGGAAGCAGCTCGCGGTGATGTCTAAGCGCAACATCAAGGAGCAGAGGCGGCTCCTCGAGCAGCAGAATGCAAAAGCTGAGTGCAGTTGCGGCGAGCAGCTGCAGCTAGACCTGGGGGTGGTCTAAGTGTGCAAGACGCAGTCTGACTATGTCGACTTCGGCAAGGTCAGGCACTCAGACGGCATGGCTTACAGTGACTACACGTATGAGAAGGCGATGTGCAGCATCATAAATGTCAGCAAGTGCATGACAGACGCGTCATACGAGCTTTTCAAGTCGGAGTACGAGAGCGGTGACTTAACCAACGTTTACGAGAAGCTGTCAGACTCCGTCACTGCCCTTGCAGACGCGATGTCAATACTCGGCGTAGAAGACGTGCGTGGCATGATGCTCGCGTTCGGCAAGAAGCAGGGCAAGGAGGCAGTTGGTGCTTGAGCACATAGTTGACACGACGGACATGAATGCCTGGCATGGCGGAGGAGAAGTAGTCAGGTGCAGAGACTGCAAGCACATGCGGATCGTGACTAAGTCGTGCCTGAGGCTGATGAGGTGTGACAGGGTCGAGTCGGTGTTCCTGCCGAGGCGAGACGGGTACTGCAGTGCAGGCGAGAGGGAAAAGAATTCATAGGAACTCGCAGTTCTCGTGTACTTTCTCAATGACTCGTGGTATAATGGACTTGTCAGTAAGGGAAAGCCTAGAAGGAGGCACCGAGATGACAGAGTTGACGAGTGGCGAGAAGCAGTTCCTGGCAGGTCTCTACTATGGTGATGACGGCTACCTCGAGCTTGACTTTAAGAAGCTCAATGGCGGCGACAAGGCTTACTGTGGCATCCTCGGAAGCCTTTGTAAGAAGCACGTCATCAGTGAAGAAGAAGACTACTGCTTCATGGTGAGCGGCGAGTACGAGCACATGATTGACAAGCCACTGAAGTTCAGGGTGGCGCAGGTGCTGGCAAGTGGCTCGCTCCGCATCGGCAAGTTTGACCTTGCATACGAAGACGCGTGTGACATCGCCAAGAAGCTGTCTGACAAGAAGTTCAAGTTCATTGTGGTAGACTCGATCGGGACGCCGGTGGAGTAGCTTCCACGACAAATAGCAAGAAGGCATTGGCTGCTTCGGCAGCCTTTGTCTGTATATACGAGAGGCCAGGGAGCCGTGAAGTCAAGTGAAGCAACGAGAGGGCTTCAGAGGCTCTGCATTTGTCAAGTGGTGTGAATACACACATTCCAAGTCAAGGTGCCTCAGATGTCCTCTGAATAGCTCAGAGTGATATGAAAGTGAGGAGGTGAGCTTGGCTTGGCGATAGTGTCTGTAGACGAAGATGAGGTCCTCGGGTGGTCAAGGGACCCTGAGGAGTGGCTAGACAACGACCACTTAATCCTTCTGCGTGGCTGGGCGCAAGACGGCTACACGCTAGATGACATCTGCGCGAGGATCGGCATAACGAGGCACAAGCTGTACGGCTGGCGTAAGAAGTACAAGCCGATAGCAGACGCGCTTGCCTGTGGCAAGGAGATGGTAGACTACAAGGTGGAGAACGCCTTGCTAAAGTCAGCTCTCGGAGGCAAGAAGCGAGAGGTCAGGGTCACCACGATAATGCGCAAGGGCAGGGTAGTAGAAGTTCAGAAGGAGGAGTTCGAGACTGAGCGCGAGCCCGTCGAGAAGGCCATCGAGTTCTGGCTCACAAACCGCCTCCCAGACAAGTGGAAGCGTGACAGGCAGAAGGTGTCGCTAGAAGACCAGCTCGGTGATGGCAGCATTCACATTGAGGTAGTGAGAGCTTCAGAGCGTGACGATGGTGACGACGACAGCTCAGACTGGCAGGAAGCAGATCCAGACAGCAGCAGCGCAAGCAAGCCTAAGAAAGCCAAGAAGTCATCTAGTGCTAGCAGAGACAACAGCAAGATCACTCTCAGGAAGGCCACTGAGTCTGAGAAGAAAGCTTCAAGGAAAGCCAAGCGGGAGGCAGATCGGGCCAAGAAACAGGCAGAACAGCCGCAAAAGTCCGCAAACGTTGTTCTGGAACCGTCTGACCCTGACTACTGGCCTCCTGACTGGGAGGATGTTGATGACTGATGAAGGTGACTAAGGAGGTCGCCCCTGCCTTTGAAGACTACATCTTTGACTGGGACTACGAGACGTACCTGCTAGTCGGAGGCTATGGCAGTGGCAAGAGCTACCACACAGCTTTCAAGATCATACTCAAGCTGTTGGAGGAGAAGCGGACTTGCTTGGTCGTCCGAGAGGTATTCGACACGATCTTTGAGAGCTGCTACAGCCTGTTCGTCGAGCTTCTCAGAGACATGAACCTGTATGAAGATGACCCGTTCAAGTGGAAGAAGACACTGAGGCATGGTGGCACGAGGTGCCTGTGCTCAAAGTCGCCGATGCAGATCAAGTTCCCGAATGGTAGCAGGGTGATCTTCAAGGGCATGGACAAGCCAGAGAAGGTCAAGTCTATCAATGGTGTCTCCATAGTGTGGATAGAGGAGGCTCCAGAGGTAAAGCTGGCTGGCTATGACGAGCTGCTTGGACGTGTCCGCACTCCCAACGTCAGCATGCACTTCATCCTCACGTGCAACCCAGTGAGCAAGGAGTCTTGGATATACCGTCGGTTCTTCGCTAGGCTGTCTGACAGTGGTGATGAGGAAGTCATAGTCCAAGAGCAGAAGTTCTATGACAAGCAGGTGCTAGTCCATGATGGCGTGTACTACCACCACAGCACGGCGTCTGACAACCCGTGGCTCCCTAGGAAGTACATAGCTCGACTAGACCACATGAAGTACTATGACCCTCAATTGTACATGGTGGCTAGGTGGGGACAGTTCGGAGCCAGTGGCACGAGGGTGCTCCCGCAGTTCTACATCGCGAGGGAGCCTGCGAAGTTCAGAGACCAGGTAAGGAAGCTTGGCATCGAGAACCAATACTTTGGCTTTGACTTTGGCTTCGAGGAGAGCTTCAACGCCGTGATAAGCATGTCAGTGGACATGGAGCGTGGCATACTCTACATCTGGGACGAGATATACATGAACCACGTGACTGACCCAGACTTCGCTGCTCTGCCGGAGATGCAGAAGCTGAAGCAGCATCTGATAGACTGCAAGGCTGCTGGCTACAAGAAGTTCTTGGTGGCAGACAATGAAGACCCCAAGGCGATCAGCTACTACAGGCAGCTTGGCTTCCCAATACGAGCGTGCAGGAACAAGTTCAGTGGCAGTAGGTTGAGCAACACCCGCAAGGTGAAGCGGTTCAAGAAGATAGTGGCATCTCCTAAGTGCAAGAACGTCATCCGCGAGCTCAAGGACTTGACGTACAAGGTGGCCAAGAATGGCGACGTGATATACGACCAGTTCAACATTGACCCACACAGCTTCAGCGCGATCTGGTATGCTCTGGACATCGTCACTGTCGCAGACATAAAGGACAAGAAGTATTACAGCAAGAAAGGCTGGTAAAGAAATGGACATCTCTACTCTCTCTAGCTACGCAGTCCCCGTGATCGTCGGCATCTGCGTGTGTGTCGGCTACGTGCTCCGCAGCGTAGTCCCCACTGACAAGGTGAACAAGTACATCCCTCTGATCATGGCAGTCCTCGGTGTCGGTCTCAACTGCTGGATCGCGGCGAGCGTGTCCCCTGACATCATCCTTGGTGGCATGTTCTCCGGCCTTGCCTCAACTGGCATGTATGAGGCTTTCAAGCAGCTCATTGTCGGTGGTTCTAAAGATGCAGCATAGGAGGGGCAAGCATGCGTTTGGCAAGGCTAGCAAGACGGCATTCTTCTTTCGCACTTCAGTGTTGCACGCTATTTCCGTGTTGTGTGCTGCTTCTCTCTGTCTTGCTATTGGTCTCGCTGGCTTTGTACTTCATGCAGATGATGAAGCTGCTAGCGAAGCTGCTAGCTCTTCTAGCCTGGGTAGTCCTGGTGCCGTGACTGAAGTCAAGGAGCCATTGACAGATACCAGCGTGTCTAAGGGCGTGATGCCAGCTTACTTGCAGGTCGACAGCAGGTGGGCTGGCATTGCATATGCTGGTGGCACGATAGAGACTAACGGCTGTGGCCTAACCTGCGCGGCAGCTTCTTACCAGTACTTGACTGGCATCGAGACTACGCCAGCCTCACTGCAGGCGGAAGTCGGAGACAGTTGCACGGACGGTCATGGCAGCAATGACATGGCTCTGTTCATACAGTGGATGCAGTGCAAAGACAGCAGCATCAAGTCATCTTGTCAGCTGTGGTTGAAAGAAGACCTGCTAGATCAGATCCAGCAGAAGCACGTCGTGTTCTTGGCTGTTAGTGGCATGTTCGGTGAGAAGCAGTACGGTGGCCACATAGTCACGCTGTTCAATGGTGACAGCTACGGCTTTGACGTGCTTGACCCAGACTGCAAGCAGAACTGTGGAAGATGGACATACGAGATGCTAGACGCAGTGAGCTGGACTTACTGCTATGGCATATGGAAGGAGCAATGATGGACGAGACCACCGGTGCGCTTGACACCCTGACTACTCTGTTTGACAATGCTGGTGACGACGAGCAGGAGCCTGAGGACTCCGTGATTGGTTCTAAGTATGAGGCTGATGGAGATGGTGAGTGATGGCAGGCATTCTTCCTACGATCGTAGATGTCAGCTCCTGGCAGGGAGACATCAACTGGGACAAGGCTAAGGGCAGCATCCATTTCGCCATCATCCGCGTGCAGGATGGCACCTACTACGACAAGAAGCTTGCTCGCAATGTAGCAGCTATGGAGAGGCTCGGCATCCCGTACTACTGCTACGGCTTCTACCGCAATGGTGGAGCAGTCGAGGCAGCTCGTATGGTGTCTCGTGCTAAGGCAGCAGGCGCAGTCCACTGCCGTGGCTATGTGCTTGATGTGGAGGTGCATGGTCAGTCTCATGCCAACATCAAGTCTGCGATGGCTGTGTTGAACAAGACTGGGCTTGACAACGGCATGTACATCGCCAATCATCTGTACTCAGAGTATGGCAATGACAGCTACGGCGAGAAGTGGCGCTGGATCCCGTCATATGGCAAGAATGACGGCCACGCGCACAGCAAGCCGTCTCACTACTGCGACCTGTGGCAGTTCACGTCTCAGGGCGTGGTGCATGGCATCGGCAATGCCATTGACTGCAACGCGCTGGCTGGCAAACGCACGCTTGACTCGTTCACCGGAAGCTTCAAGCCTGTTGTTCCATCTGGTGGTGGGACAGTCTCCGGTGGTGAAGCTGACTACGTGCTTGTCGGCAAGGTGATGAGTGGCGAGCTTGGCAATGGTGACCAGAGGAAGCAGAAGCTTGGTTCTAGGTATGAGGAGATCCAAGCCCTGGTTAACCACATCTGCTCGGCTTCGACGTCTCAGGTAGCCTCTGAGGTGATCAGTGGCAGGTGGGGCAATGGTGATGACCGTAAGAAGGCGCTTGGCCCAAGGTATGAAGAGGTGCAGGCTAAGGTCAACCAGATGGCAGGTGGCACTGCTAAGAAGTCTATTGCTCAAGTCGCAGCTGACGTTATCGCGGGCAAGTACGGTAATGGTGATGCAAGGAAGCAGAAGCTGCAGTCTGAGGGATATGACTTCAACGCGGTGCAGGCAGAGGTGAACAAGCAGCTTGGCTCGTCTGGCAGTGTAAGCAGTGGCGCGACTTACTACACGGTGAGGTCTGGCGACACGCTTTCTAGCATCGCGGCTAAGTATGGCACCACGTACAAGAAGATTGCCAGCATGAATGGCATCAAGAACCCGAATGTCATCTACGCAGGGCAGAAGCTTCGCGTTAAGTAACTGAAAGGAAGGGGAGCAGGCATGGCTACAAGTGAGGTGCTGACTGCTCACAAGCAGAACTCGTCTACAGAAGTCGTGTCTGCTTTTACTCGTATCCCTTACGGTCTGATACGCTCTGAGATAGAGGGATCAGCCAAAGACTTTTTCGATGAGCTTGGCAAGATTTGCAAGTACTACAAGGTGTACAATGACGGTGCCAAGTTCAACACAGAGGGCACGAACGGTGACTACGTTCCGTCGACTATGCCTTACAGGCTTGCAGCTTCTCTGATCGACAAGGAAGCACGCTTCCTGTTTGCAGAGGCTCCTGACATCTCGGTTGAGATGCGAGGTGACGCAGGCAAGCCAAGTGAGGAGTCGGCGGAGCAGCTCATGGCTCAGAGCACGATGGTGGCATCTGTGCTTGAAGCTAACTCGTTCGAGAACCAGTTGGTGAAGGCAGCACGTGACTGCTTCATCGGCAAGCGAGTTGCGTGCATGGTTAATTTCAGTGAGGATGACGGCATACAGGTCCAGTTCCTGCCGTCGACTCAGTTCATCTACGAGTACAAGCTTGGCACCACGAAGCTCAAGAAGTTCGTCGCGTTCATGGTGGTCAAAGACTCGGTGACACTGAGCGCCAAGCGCATCTTCAAGAAGAAGTACGAGCTGGCTGACTTCAATGGCGACGAGGTCGTGTATGTCGAGGAGAAGCTGTACGACGGCACTGGCTACGAGCTAGAGGAAGTCACCGAGTGGCAGCCTACTAAGCTTGACAAGATCCCTGCTGTTGTGATCCTGAATGATGGCCTGACTGGTGACTATGATGGCGAGTCTGAGATAAAGCTCCTTGAGGGTTATGAGGGCTCGTACTCGAAGCTCGCGAATGCCGATGCAGATGCAGAGCGCAAGTCTATGAACAGCATCGTATACACGGTTGACATGGATAACGCGTCTACAAGGAACCTCTCCTCTGCTCCTGGAGCGTTCTGGGACCTTGGCTCTGACCAGACTCTAGAGAAGCCGTCACCACAGGTAGGCAGCATCGAGCCAAGCATGAGCTACTCCGGCGCGCTTAAGACGACGCTTGACCGCATCAAGTCTACTGGCTATGAGCAAGTCGACGTGCCGAACGTGAACATTGAGACCATGTCTGGCAGCATCACCTCTGGCAAGGCGCTCAAGGCTATCTACTGGCCATTGATTGTCCGTTGCAAGGAGAAGATGAAGACGTGGGCTCCTGCGATGAAGTACATTGTCTCGTCTATCATCGACGGTGCGATCGAGTACCAGAATTGCGCGAAGCTGTACACGTCACTGGCGCTGTTCCCGATTGCGTACGAGGTGCATGTCAAGCAGAACACCCCGCTTCCAGAAGACGAGACCGAGGAGAAGTCGATCGACCTGTCTGAGGTTCAAGCCAACGTCATGTCTAAGAAGTCATACATGAAGAAGTGGCATGGCCTGACAGACGATGAGGTTGACGAGGAGCTCAAGCAGATAGCTATCGAGAGGGAGATAGTCGAAGAGGCTTCATTCCATGGGAACTCGTCTGGCCTGCCGTATGGTGACGATGAAGACCCGGCTGAGCTTGGCGAGTAGTGTGAGGCACTGAGAGGCTTTCTGAGGCACTGGAATTTCTGAGAGGTAAGATTACACATCAGAGAATTTCCAGTGCCTCAGATGTCATCTGGATGTCACAGAGGAGGTCATGGTGGCATACAACCCATTCAAGAATGCAGAAGCCATCCGTGATCAGGTCACGCTTGAGCAGCAGAAGCAGATCACTGGCTTGTACGAGCAGTGGGCAAACGAGCTTGATGAGAAGGCGAAGTGGCTTGCGAAGCACTCAACATCTTGGAGCTCTGGCGTGCAGAGGACTCAGTACGACATGCTCAAGCGTCAGATGCAGCAGACGTCTCACCAAGTCAGCAATGGCGTGTACACGCTGACTAAGGACGGCATGTTCAAGGTCGCAGATGCAGTCATCAAAGACTCGGTAGACTGGATGTCAAGCTTTGGCTTCAGCAGTCAGGGGTTAGACGCCGCGTTCGAGCATGTCCCAGCTTCAGTGGTCAACTCGCTTGTCACTGGCTCGGTGTACGGCAATGCTGGCAGCTGGAGCCTAAGCAAGGCTATCTGGTCTGATAACGAGAAGACGCTGCGTGACGTGTACCAGATAATGGCTGGTGGCTTGGCTAAGAACATGTCGGCTGAGGAGATAGCGAATGATCTGAAGGCGTATGTCAGCCCTAACGCAGCTCTTGACTGGCAGGGTCCAACTGGCTTGAAGATATACAAGCACAAGGTCGACTACAACGCGCAGAGGCTGGCGAGGACTCTGATGCAGCACACGTACCAGCAGAGCATGGTGGCAGCGGCGAAAGACAACCCGTTCATTGACGAGTTCGTGTGGGTTGCCAACGGCTCTCGTGTGTGTCCGATATGCGCTGACAGAGACGGCACGCACTACAAGAAGGACAAGCTTCCACTTGACCACCCGAATGGCATGTGTGTGATGGAGCCAGTCATAGCGGACGACATGGTAGACAAGCTAGCTGACTGGGTCAACTCAGAAGACGGCACGTACCCTGAGATTGACGAGTTCAGTGAGAAGTTCGGTTATGAGCCAGGCAAGATGTCAAGCCTCGGGCTGCAGGGGATCAAAGACAAGTACGGCAACAGCAGTTACAAGACGTTGAACACGTGGTTCCAGAAGCTTCCGAAAGACGTGCAAGCGGAAGTCAAGGCTATCAAGAATCAGTCTGGCCTCAAGTGGGATGACTGGTACAAGCAGAACATCTACCTTGGTGGCAGCAGTCCGGCAACAGTGAAGAGTGAGGCTACTGTTGCAAAGAGCGAAGCTGTGGCTGTGAAGAGTGCCGTGAAGAGTGAAGCTGCAGTCGCCAAGAACGTGGCTGCGAAGCAAGCTGATGATGCAGATGACATCCTCAAGATGGCAGCGAAGTATAAGAAAGACATGAGTGAAGCCTCGAAGGCATTTACTTATATGGGCAAGATGTCAAAGCAGACAATGCTTGACAATTTGTATGATGACGAGATTGAAGAGCTTTCTGAGTTTGCTGCGAAGAAGTATGGTCTGCCTATTGGTACTGGCAAGCAGAAAGACAAAGCTATCGCAAGGCTTCTTGATGACATGTTCTCTGAAGTGGACAAGCTCAAGGCAAATGGAAGCATCACTGAGCAACTCGAAAAGTATGGTGTGAAGTCTGTGACAGGTAACTCTGCAACCGGTAGCTTGAAGGACAGGTTCAATGAGTTCAGAAGAAAGACTTGGGATGAAGACGCTGCGACAATCAAGAGGCTGAAAGCTTCTGAGAAGGCTGTGTTCGATGGGTGGTCAAAGCATGCGCTTAGTGGCTTGAGAAGCTATACTGGTGCATACTATACTGACATAAACGCATGGCTTCGCCACGAGAATGGCTTTGCCAACCTTGCAAGCGCGCATAGGTACAACGTGAAAGACGCACTTGCTAGGAATGTCAGCGAGCTTGTAGACCAGATGAAAAAGGAGAAGACAAGTGAAGCGATGATGCTTCGTCGTGGTACAAACAGAGGCGAGCTCGCTGGTCTGTTCATGCAAGGCGACTTCAGAGACAATTACCATGCACTAAGGGAGAAGTCAGTCGAGGAGCTAAATGCAGCGTTCAAGGGCATGCAGGGAACGTACGGTGGCTTCACGTCTACCAGCTCCGTCTACTCAAGAGGCTTTAGTGACAAAGTCGAAGTCATATTCGACGCGCCAGAGGGAACGCATGGCGTGTCTGTCTTGACTCAGTCTAAGTACAAAGACAAGGAGGGTGAGTTCCTTCTTGCGCCTGGCACGAGAGTTGAGTGCACCGGCATAGAGCACTTCGCGAAAAATGCAGACCCGTGGGATGAGCGGATACGCGTGTTCCTGAAGATTATCCCAGATTAGCTGTTTACAAGCACAAGCAGGATGGTATAATGGCTATAAGCAAGGCATGCCTGCAGAAGCTTGAGAACAGAATAGAAGGTGAATGATGGCTGAGAAAATGACAAAAGAAGAGTTGAGAGAGTTCGGCAAGCGGATAGCGAGTGAGAGCAGAGCGACAAAGCCAGTGGTTGTCTCTGACTTGACTTGCTCAGACTGCGTGTTCAGGTTTGATGACTCAGATCCATTCAAGAATGGCAAGTCGAACGAGTCTGGCATGCAGTATGGGCCGGTGACTGTTTGCGAGGAGTACAGCCACAAGCCACAGGGTGTTCTTGACGGAGGAGAGTGTGACAGGAAGAAGGCTGACGGTGAACGAGACTGAGCTTCGTGATAAGATTGCAGGCGCGCTGTACGGGTTTGCTATTGGTGACAGCCTCGGTGGCCCGACTGAGTTCATGTCAGCTGATGACATCAAGAAGAAGTACGGGTATGTCACGAAGCATGTTGGCGGTGGCTGGCTTGGATTAAAGCCAGGTGAGTGCACTGATGACACGCAGATGACGTGCTGCATAATCAACACGTTGCTTGACTTGTCAGTCGAGTCTTCATGCGACGAGTTGCTTCTAGGCTTCATGAGGAACTTCTCAGAATGGAAGAAGTCAGGCCCGAAGGACATCGGCAACCAGTGCAAGTTCGCCATCGAGCATTGGGAGAAGACAGGAAGCTATGTCGGCGAAGATGACTTCGCGCTTGGCAATGGTGGCCTGATGAGGTCGGTGCCGTTGTCTGTAATTCACAGGACGGCAATGAACGTGTCGCAGACTAGGCTGACACATAACAACTATGTATGTGCCAGAGCCTCTGAAATCTATTCTGAGGCCCTATGGGCTTACATGATGGGTAATAAGCCATGTGCCGAGGTAAGTGAGCTTCTGAAGCCCTCTGGGTGTGCGATAAACACGTTGAATAACGCGATGTTCTTCGCGCAGGAGTCGACTTTCACGCATGCGGTGCTTGGCGCAGTCAATGATGGCGGAGACGCCGACACGATAGCAGCTCTTGCTGGTGGCCTTGCTGGTGCCAGGTTTGGCCTTAGTGGCATACCAGGGAAGTTCATCGAGCCATTGCCTGTCGAGCTGAAGTGCCAGTTCGGAAAGTTTGTGAAGTTTGCCACTTCATATGTACTTTCTCATGAGGATGTTGTATAATGATACAAAGTAATGGCAAGAGCTATGGGTATGATCGTGACATTGAGAGACGAAGGTGCTCGTGCTGTGAAGAGGAGTTTGACCTGACGGTCGGCCTTTACAAGAAGAACGGGTCTAGAGTCAAGACGACAAACATGACTTGTGACAGAGATGGCTCGAAGCTTGAGCAAGAGTGCTTCGTGATAGACGGTGAGCCATACGACTTGGTCTTCTACAAGTGCCCGTGGTGTGGCATGGCACACTTCGTGTCGGCTGCGGAGCATGAGTGCGAGCCAAGCAAGCGTGTCGCGAGAAAGTTGTCAGGCAAGAAGTTGCTCATAGACTTCGGGACTGTAGAGGCGGAGTTGGTCTTTGATGATGATAAATGCTGTGTGTGATGCATGTGGCTGTCATTTCAAGCTGACCAGCTTGGGGCAGAGTAGGTTAGTCGTAAGTCATAAGCAGATAGACGTCACGTACTTTGTCTGCCCGAGTTGTGGAAAGCTGTATGTCGTGTCAGTGGCTGACTTCAAGTGGTACATGCTCTCTGGCGAGCTTCAAGCTGTGACGAAGCGAGTCAATAGGGCAATCAAGAAGCAAGACGAGACTTTGCTTCGCAAGCTGTACGGCATCCAGGCGGTGAAGAGGGACAGGCTAGCGTCCCACGAGTCTTCATTGCTTAAGATGTATAGAGGCAGGCTCACCACGGAGCCTGATGGAAGAGGTGGCGTGGAGCTTTGTATCGACCGTGCGAACACGGATGTGGAGGACTAGAATGGGCAAAGGCGCAAACGCAGTAGAAGATGAAGTCAAGGGCACTGAGGGTGAAGAGGTAGAAGACGTAGCTGGCACCAATGGCGACGATGGCAACAAGCCTGGCACCGGCAGTGACAACTCGTCTGACAATGGCAAGACTTTCACCCAGGATGACGTCAATCGCATGATGGCCAAGGAGAAGAAGCAGGGTCGTAACTCTGCGTTCAATGAACTTGGTGTTGATCCGTCTAACAAGAAGATGGTGGAGGCGGCGAAAGCTTTCTTCTCGAAGCTGTCTGCAAGTGATGACAATGACGACAACAGTGATGCTGGTGACGATGCCAAGTCTGCGGAGCTCGAGCATGAGCTCATTGTGGCAAATGCCAAGGTAGCGGCGATGAAGCAAGGCGTCAACCCACAGTATGTTGATGATGTCGTTACGCTCATTAGTGCAAGGATGAAGCAAGATGAGTCTATGAAGCTTGACACTGCGATTGGCGAGCTCAAGAAGAAGTACCCAAGCTGGTTCGTCGTTGAGCAGACGTCTAAGAACGTCGGCAAGTTCGGGACTGGTTCTAGCATTTCTGCTTCTTCTAGCAAGGGTGCAGATGATAGCATCGGCAAGCGTCTCGCAGCACAGCGCAAGGTGTCCTCTAGCAAGAAGTCGTACTGGAACAACTAAGGAAGGAATGAAGATGTTTAATAGTTCTGGCATCTCCAAGGAGACTGGCGCGTCTTCGACTCAGATTCTCGCAGACGTCAACCTTCAGAGTTCTGTCGGGTGCGTTGTCGCTCAGGCTCTTGGCACGTCTGTCGGTCCTAAGAAGGTGGCTAAAGCAGGCACCCCTATCGTGATTGACTTTAGCAACCTCCAGACTCCAGCTACAGCAGGGACTACTACTGCATCTACTGGCACTGCAAACGCCGTGCTTCTGCACGATGTTGACGTGACTGCTGGCAACGCGAACGGCACGGCGCTCATCATTGGTGTTGTCAACATCAACCGACTCGAGTCTGATGTACAGACTAAGGTCCGTGCTGGCATCAATGTTGCCGGTGGCGTCAGCTTCATCAAGGCTTAAGGAGGATTGACATGCCTACCACTATCTTTGACATGCTCCAGTCTCAGGAGCTGACTGCATACTGGGAGGAGCTCTCTCAGGATGAGGCTCCTTTCCCTGGTGAGGAGCTTTTCCCTGCGCAGAAGAAGCGTGGGCTGACTCTCAAGTGGATCAAGGGCTCCAAGGGTCTGCCTGTCGTGCTCAAGACTTCCGCCTTTGACGCGCATGCGATCCCTCGTCCCCGCATCGGCTTTGACAAGCTGACTGCTGAGATGCCTTACTTCAAGGAGAGCATGTACGTCGACGAGGAGCTTCGTCAGGAGCTCAACCTCGTGATGGAGACTGGCAACCAGGCTTACATCGACGCAGTCATGAATCGTGTGTTTGATGACGAGATGAACCTCCTCCGTGGTGCAGCCGCAGCTCGTGAGCGTATGCGCATGATGGCTCTGACCACTGGCGCTGTGTCTATGAAGTCGAATGGCCAGGCTTTCACCTTTGACTATGGTGTCACCCATAAGAATGAAGTCACCACGTCTTGGTCTGACCACTCCGCGTCTAACCCTATTGAGGACATCCGGCAGATGATCGAGTCTGTCCAGAATGACACCGGAGCCACTGTCACCCGTGCGATGTGCGACGGCAAGACTTGGCGTGACATTCGCAACAACGACAACGTCCGCAAGTCTATCTACGTGCTCACCTCTGGCCAGGCTGTCGTGTCTGACACCCGCCTCAAGGACTTCATGCTCGAGGAGCTTGGCATTGAGGTCATGGTGAACGATAAGCGCTACACTGATGAGTCTGGCAACATCGTCAAGTACGTGCCGACTGACACCTTTGTCGTGTTCCCCGCTGGCCAGCTTGGCAGCACCTGGTTCGGCACCACGCCCGCTGAGTCTGACCTGATGGGTGGCACTGCAGCCAACGTGTCTATCACTGACACCGGCGTCGCAGTCACCGCCGCGCAGCACGTTGACCCTGTCAATGTCGAGACTATCGTCTCCATGATTTGCCTGCCGTCTTTCGAGGCTGCAGACCAGGTCGGCATCCTTGACACCAACAAGGGCTAGGTGGTAGACGATGTTCATTCGCATCACTGACGGTGTGAGCGAGATCGAAGTCTCGCAAGGCGCGTTCGAGGACATCTACTCCAAGCAGGGCTTTACTGAAGTTAAGCACGAGCACGAGAAGGTTGCCGAGCCTGTCGAGAAGACAGACGAGGAGATTGTCGCCGAGATCGAGGAGAAGCCTCTCTCGAAGTGGAACAAGACTGATGTCAAGAAGTACGCCGGCGTGTATGGCATTGACATCTCTGGCACGAAGAGCATTGAAGAGGCTCGTGACATCATTCGCGAGTTTCGCGACGAAGCAGAGTAGTGGAGGTGGCAGCTGTGAGTCCTGAAGATCTTGACTTCATAAAGCGAGAAGTGAGGGAGGAGCAGCTGCCCTACTTCTCTGATGGTGACATAGAGCACTATTTCACTAAGAACGATGGTGACATAGAGGCGACTGTGTACGAGCTGCTTGTTGTCAAGTCTGAAGACTCGACGATATCTGTCTCTGGTCTGACAACTGCAGACACGAGCTCGTACTTCAGGCGCCTGGCATCTAAGCACCGCCGGTACAACTCGGGGGTGCTTCAGTCATGATAAACACCGCGTTCGAAGCATACAAGGTGCGCAGAGAAGTAAGGCGCTGTGGCACCAAGATGAAGTTCTGCAGGCATGTGCTAGACGAGTTTGGCGAGCCTTCTGATGGTCTAGTCGAAGTGGCTGAAGTAGATGGCCTGTACCATGAGCAGACTTCGTACGTGACTGTCTCCTCTGGTGAGGGATCTCTGACTAGGAGCAAGAAGCAGCCTATGCTTCTGTGTGTCGCAGATGACATAGCCAATGTCGGAGTCAAGTTTGGCGACATAGTGAAGGTGCCCGTCAGAAGCCCTCAGATGACATCTAAGACACTCAAGTACGTTGGGTGTGTAGATATTGGTAATTGGGGAATCATTGTCGATCTGAGCTTCGAGGAGGTTGACAATGGCGACACTTAAGATGAACTACAATGGTTCGAAGCTAAGTGCTGGCCTTGACAACCTCGCGGTGAAGATGGGTGTGGCGGTGCTGATGTACGCCAACACCGAGGCGTTGAAGCTCAGGTCTTACATGCAGCGCACTAGGCCATGGACTGACAGGACTGGTGCTGCGAAGGCGAGGCTTGACACCGTCGTGACAAGGCCATCAGATGACATCATCCGCATAACGTTGTTCCATGGCGTATGGTATGGCAAGTACCTCGAGCTCGCGCACAACAAGAACTACGCAGTCATCGAGCCGACGCTCAAGTCACAGGGGCCGGAAGTCATAAGCGGTTTCAATGGCCTTCTTGAGAAGGTGAAGGTATGATGATTGACATTAGTGAGTTCGAGTACAGCGGCTCCAGGCTGAAGGACTTGTACAAGTACCTGAAAGCGGAGGGCTACGACGTGTACTTCCCGGAGCAGCATGTCGGTGAGTGCCTGAAGCCGTACCTGGTCATCAAGTACTCTGGCTCGGTGCCGATTCAAGGCATCAGCACTCGAGCAGATCTGTATGACATCTTCGTCTACGTGCCGCGAGACAAGTACTCGCTGCTTGACGAGATGGTGCAGAGTGTCATCAAGGCGATGTCTGCTATGAAGCCGCTTTTCTACAAGTACAGTGACCAGCAGACTGCAAGTGTCTACGATGATGACACGAAGTCGCACTGTGTGTCTGTGGAGTACGCCAACTACAAGAAGAACTACTGACATTAGGAGGGTCAAATGGCTGTCTACAAGTCTCGCAACGAGATTCCGACGATCGATGTCAACCTTGTCACCATCAAGGTGAATGATGACGAGTTTGGCTTCGACACGTCTAACTCCGTCGCAGTCGAGGTCCAGACAGAGGACACTGACGCCGTGAAGCTTGTCGTCAAGGGTAAGTTGCGCGCTCAGAAGCCTGCAGTCAAGACTGTGACTGGCAACAAGATTACGCTCAAGGACAACGTGTTCAACCCGGAGCTCGTGCTTGTTCTCCAGGGCGGAGAGGTGAAGTACGACACCTCTGACAAGAACAAGGCGATCGGCTACAAGCCGCCTGCAGCTGGGTCTGCAGACAAGGGGTCGGTGTTCACTCTGAATCTGTACTCCGCTCAGTACAACGCAGCTGGTCAGATCGTCAACTACGAGAAGATTAGTTATCCCAACTGTCAGGGCGATCCGGTGGCGTTTGGCGCAGAGGATGGCACGTTCCGTGCTCCTGAGTACACCATCAACTCGGCCCCAAAGACAGGCGAGTCTCCTTATGAGATCACGTATGTTGACTCCCTGCCTGAGTTGACGTCTCGCCCTTAGACTTGATTGTTAAACTACACAGAAAGTAGGTGCTACCATGTCAGACTTTAGCATTGTCAGTGACACCAAAGTTACTTCGATCGACAGCCTTCGCAAGTACGCAGCAGGCCAGGTAGTCAAGCTGCCTGACTTCGCTGAGGGGCAGCCATTCGTTGTTCGTATGCGTCGTCCAAGCATGATGGCTCTCGCGAAGCAGGGTCGAATTCCTAACTCGCTGCTTACTCAAGCCGGCAAGCTATTTGCTGGTGGCCAGAGTATTGACACCGATGACTCCGAGCTTCTTTCTGACATGCTTGGCATCTGTGAGGTTATCGCTCGCGCAAGCATGATCGAGCCGACATATGATGACGTAGTCAATGCCGGCCTCGAGCTGTCTGATGATCAGATGATGGCTATATTCAATTACACGCAGAGTGGAATAAAAGCTCTGGAGAGCTTTCGTAGCTAGTGAGAAAGTCCTTGACGTCATAAGTATGTCGACGGCTTATGGTGAGAAGCCAAGCACGCTTCTCGAAGTAGAAGACGCATACACGTCATACTGCTTCGACGAAGCGTGCTTGCTGATAAGGAAGAAGCTGGAGTCAGGGGAGACCCCCACATTCAAGAAGCAGTATAAGTCTTTTCATGACCTGTACAGGCAGTTCACCTGACAGGTCGCTCTTCTTTGTAGGGGGTGGCATTAGTGGCTGTAGACGTCGGGTCCGCGAAGGGCCAGCTTGACCTTGACATATCAGGCTTTCTGTCTGGCTTGAGGATGGCGCAGGCGGAAGCAGCTACTTCTGCAGGCACGATAGAGCAGCAGTTCGGTAACAAGCTTCAGTCTGCTGGTTCCAAGTTGTCATCAGCTGGCATGGCTCTCACCACTGGCTTGACGGTGCCACTAGTAGGTGCAGCAGCTGCCGGCTTGAAGGTCTCCTCTGACTTTGACTACGCGATGTCTGAGGTGCAGGCTATCTCCGGAACGACTGGCAAGCAGTTCAATGCGTTGCGTGACCAGGCTATCAAGCTTGGCGCAGACACGGCTTTCTCTGCCACTGAGGTAGCTAACGCGATGACGGAGATGGCCAAGGCTGGCTGGTCTTCGCAGGACATCATGTCTGGCATGTCTGGTGTCCTCAATGCGGCTGCTGCTTCAGGCACTGATCTTGCTACTACGTCTACGATCATGGCTGATGCCATTTCTGGCTTTGGCCTCAAGGCTTCTGACGCGCAGCGAGTTGCAGACCTCCTCACCCAGTCTGCGAATGCCGGCACGATCGGTATCGAGGACCTTGGTGAGTCTTTTAAGTACATCGCTCCTGTTGCCAGCACGATGGGCTACTCGATCGAGGATGTGACTACAGCTGTAACGGCGATGTCTACGGCTGGCATCAAGGGATCGCAAGCTGGCACCAGCCTTCGCACGATGCTGACGAGGATGGTCAAGCCGACTGATGCAGTCAAGGCTGCTATGGACGAGCTTGGCATCTCGCTCACCAACTCCGACGGCTCGTTCAAGCCTTTGAACCAGTCACTCGCCGAGATGCGCGAGAAGTTCAGTGGCATGACTGACGAGCAGAAGGCGTACTACGCGGCGACTCTTGCCGGCCAAGAGGGCATGTCTGGAATGCTTGCTATCCTGAACATGTCTCAGGATGAGTATGACAAGGTAGCAGCCTCAATGAACAACGCCTCTGGTGTTGCTGAGGACACGGCTTCTGTCATGCAGGACAACCTCAAGTCTGGTGTCGAGCAGTTGCAGGGCTCGCTTGAGACTCTTGCTATCAAGCTTTCTGACTTGGTCGTGCCGAAGCTTCGCGAGATAGTTGACAAGGCGACTGAGTGGGTCAATGCTTTTGCGGAGATGGACAAGGGCACTCAGGAGTTCATACTGAAGCTCGCTGGCATAGTGGCGGCAGTTGGCCCTGTCCTACTTGTCCTCGGTAAGCTGACTTCTGCGTTTGGAAGCTTCATCAAGTTCATCGGTGATTTCCCTGGCACGATAAAGGCTGTCGGCTCTGGCTTCACGATGCTGAAGAACTTCATCCTCAACATCCCTGAGGCTTTCACGCTTGCTAAAGCAGGCTTCACTGGCTTCGCGTCTCAGACTTCTGTGATAGGCACGGCGCTTGCTGGAATTACAGCGCCGATTGCAGCTTTGATAGCGATCATCGGTGTGCTTGTCGCCGCGTTCGTGCATCTGTGGAACACCAACGAGGAGTTCCGCGACAACATCATCAACATCTGGGACCAGATAGTCAGCTCCGTCTCCAACTTCGTGCAGCAAGTTGCAAGCAGGTTCGAGGAGCTTGGCCAAAAGCTGCAGCCGGTGCTTGACGCGCTGGCACAAGCTTGGGATGCATTCTGCCAGGTGCTAGCTCCTGTGTTCGAGGCTAGGTTCCAGACCATAGCCGATGTGCTAGACGGCATTCTGAATGTTATACTTGGCATCCTTGACGTCTTCATCGGCGTTTTTACCGGCAACTGGGAGCAAGCTTGGCAAGGCGTCCAGGAGATCTTTGGCGCAGTCTGGGACACCATATGCGACGTGTTCTCCAATGTCGGCAACATGCTTCTTGGTATCTGGGACGTCATCGGTCAGACTGTGACTGACGCAGTCACCACAGTGGTCACCGCGATAGGCGATTTCTTCATGAACTTGCCAGCTACAATTGGTGGCTTCTTGCAGAGTGTGATTGACACAGTAGTCAGCTGGGCTGCTAGCTTCGCTCAGTCTGCGTCTCAGGCAGGTAGTGACTTCGTCTCGAATGTCGTAAGCTTCATGCAGAACCTGCCTTACAACATCGGCTACATCCTTGGCTTTGCTATCGGCACTGTCATAAGCTGGGCAGCTAAGTTCGTGCAGAACGCAGCTAGTGCAGGCTCGCAGTTCGTGTCTAATGTCGTGAGCTTCGTCCAGTCTTTGCCTGGCAGGGTGCAGGGCTTCCTCAGCAATGTCATCTCGAGCGTCGTGAGCTGGGCATCAAGCATGGCTGCGAACGCGAGGAGCGCCGGCTCGCAGTTCCTGAGCAATGTCATTAGCTTCATCCAGAGCGTGCCTGGTAGGGTGCAGGGTCTGCTAAGCTCTGCAGTCAGCGCTGCAGCTAGCTTCGCGAGCAACTTCGCGGCGAAGGCGTCGCAGGCAGCTAGGAACTTCGCCAGTAACCTGATAAGCGGCATTCAGTCTATCCCGAGCAAGGTGTACAGCATTGGCGTGAACATTGTACATGGCATTGCGAATGGCATCAGAGGAGCGGCCGGTGCAGTCGCCAGTGCGCTCGGCAATGTGGTAAATGGTGCTATTGCAGGCATCAAGAAGTCGCTCGGGATCGCGTCTCCGTCTAAGAAGATGCGTGACGAGATTGGTCGTTGGATGCCGCCTGGCATCACAGTCGGCTTCAAGTCTGCGATGAGGTATGCAGTCGCCGGTATGCAGGACTCCATCAACAGTGGTGTTGGCAGCCTCAGAGTGCCAAGCATTGACGTGATGCCTGTCAAGTCTGACATGTCCGGGCTCAAGTCTATGGCCGAGAAGGTCAAGTCAATAGCAAGCGCCGCCAAGGGTCTGCTGATTGACGGCAGCGTGACTTACAAGTACGATAGCGAGGAGTCACATGGTGACAATGACGACAGCAAGCGAGACGGTGGTCGCGGAGGCTATTACAGAGAAGGCGACACGTTCAACTTCTATAGCCCGAAGGCGATAGACGAGCTGCAGGCTGCACGCGAGTTCGAGCGTGTCAAGACGCGTCTGGCAGAGGAGGTGTAGCATGGTAGAGAGCATCAGGCTTGTGAGGCTTGACAATGGCCAGAGTGTTGACATAAACATGGATGACTCGCCATACTACGTCTTGTCTTCTTGCTCGTGGGGGCAAGTCGAAGGCGATGCAAACACCGTGAAGTACGTGAAGCAGCTTGGTACGACTGTTTTGTCAAGCACCGTCGGCACGAGGGATGTCAAGATTGTCGGCTGGGTCGTCGCGGACGGCAATGGCTTGATGGCGAGCTTGAAGGACTTCCTGAACCAGTTCGTCAGCCCGCTGCAGTTTTTGAAGCTTCTGTATGACGGCAAGTACGTGACGTTCTTGCCTGACAAGTCTGTTATGTACGAGACTGGCTATGAGAGCAACAACGACACGATAGCGAAGTTCACGATAACAGGCACGTGCTATGACCCGATGTGGCACGACGAGTACTCCAGCAAGTTCATCGCAGCAGAGACTGTCGGCATGTTCCACTTCCCGCTGGAGTTCCATGACACGCCTGCTAGCTCGCCTGAAGTCGTGTTCGCGTCTATCGTGTCGAATGTGATGTTCGAGCTGCAGAACATAGGCGATGTCAGCAGTGGCTTCACTGTCGTGTTCAAGTCTAAGGGCACTGTCAAGAACCCGTACATCAAGAACGTCGCCACGCAGGAGAAGCTGACTATCAAGAAGACTATGGTGCTAGGCGAGGCGTTGACTGTGTCTACTGTCATCGGCGACAGGTACGTGAGGCAAGGCGAGCTTGATGACGACGGTGCCTCGATGTTCAAGTACGTTGACCCAGACTCTGATTGGCTGCAGCTTCCAGTCGGGACAAGCTTGATGACGTTCGGTGCTGATGTCGGAGCTGACGTTCTTGATGTGTATGTGGTGTTCGAGAACCAGTACCTGGAGGTGCAGGGATGCTACTGACAGAGACTCCGGATTTGTACGTGTACCAGCTGAGGCAGAGGCCATACTTCGAGCTTCTTGGCATAGTCGAGGGCATTAAGAGCATCGCATGGGACGTGACATTTTCAGGCACTAGCAGCTTCAAGATGTGGGTTGCTCGAAGCAAGTCGAACTACGACATTCTGAAGCATGGAAATGTCGTCGCGTCGAATGGTGACGCGTTCTTGGTGCAGAAGGTAGAAGTCGACAGAGACGAAGACGACGGCATCTTGATGTGTGTTTCTGGCAAGTCAATTGACGTGCTTATGTCTCAGAGGATAGTCGCCGGTACATACGTAGCTGACGGGAAGTACTTGTCTGAAGTCGTGCATGACCTGTTCTTCGACAACTTTGTCAAGATGGGCTCTAACAACTTGTTTGGCAGATGGCGGAGCTTCGGAGGCATGGTCGGCGGGGTAATGGAGTCAAGCGTGACTGGCAAGTACGGGCCGACGCTCAACTTTCAGACATCATACTCGAACGTGCTTGACCAGCTTGACAAAGTCACTGATGGCACCGGCTACGGCTGGAAGTTGAAGTTCTCCGCCAGTGACAAGAAGTTGCGCATGACGTTGAGTGGCGTAGTTGACAAGACGTCGACTTCTTCTGGCCCGATAGTGCTAAGCACTGACTTTGAAGACATACTTTCATCTGAGTACTCGAACGACTACTCTGACCTAAAGACGATAGCTTACGTGTTCGGTGAGGGAGAGGGAAGCGAGAGGAAGCATGTCACAGTCGACTTGTCTGACAAGTTGCTAGGCTCTAGCTTGTCTGACACGATGGCAAGTGAGATGTACGTTGACGCGCGTGACTTGCAGAGCACGTACAAAGACTCGAGTGGCGACGAGAAGACGATGTCTGACGAGCAGTATGAATCGTTGTTGCTTGACAGGGGCACAAAGAAGCTGCTGGAGAACGCCGTGTCTGAGTCATTCAGCGCTGACGTGAGGGTGTTTGGCAACACGCAGTTTGTGCTAGGCAAAGACTACACGCTCGGTGACAAGGTGACAGTCATTGACAAGGATCTGGGCGTGTTGATGGACGCAGTGCTCGTGAAAGTCGAGGAGAGCATATCTGACAAGTACGAGATTAAGTGCTCGTTCGGAGACTCCAAGGTGTCGCTTGTTGACAAGATAGTGAGGAAGCTAGGGTAGGAGGTGCCATGGCTGAGGAGAAGAGCGGTTTCTTTGACGCGAAGCTAGTCGGCGACGCGTATGACAGGGTGTACAATGCGAGTAGTTTCGCCAACTATTTCTCGAGCTTCATAGGCAATGGGGTGTTTGCCGGCAAGTACAATGACCTGGCGGTGCTTCCTGCGAACACGCCAGACATGACTGTGAGGGTGCTTCCAGGCCAAGCTTGGATCAATGGCTACTGGTACGAGAACGCCAATGACGGTGACAAGGTCTTCACTGTTCAGCCGGCAGCTGGCCAGTACAAGAACAGGTATGACGCAGTCGTCGTGAGGCTTGACTTGAATGAGCGCAAGGTGTCTCTTGAGCTGAAGCAAGGCGCGCCAGGCAAGACTCCGCATGAGCCGTCTGCGACTCGCAGTGGTGGCATCTGGGAGCTTGTCCTTGCTTACATACTCGTGAATTACGGGACGTCTTCGATAACGTCTGACCTGATCACTGACACGAGGTCTGATAGCGTGCGTTGTGGCTACGCCCATGGAGTGATCGACCAAGTTGACACGACTACTATCTTCAACCAACTACAAGCACAGACTTCGAAGGCTGTGTCTGACTCGCAAGCTGCAGTCGACAAGGCTATCGCGTCTCTTCAGTCTGCCCAGGCAAGCGCAGTGAGCGCGATGAACTCCGCGCTTGACGGCACGAAGATTGGCGAGCAGGACGCGAAGATAGCAGACATAGCTCGTGTCGCGAAGCACCTTGACAACTTCACGGAAGTCAGAGATGGCACTGACTTGAATGACATTAAGACGCCAGGAAGTTACTATCTTGATTATTCAAATACTTACGGTAACTATCTGCTCAACGGTAACTCAGCTATACTGTATGTGAACAGTGCTAGTAAGAATGTTCTTCAAGAATTCATTACATTTACTAAAGGCAGTCATAGGTACTGTGCTAGGTCATTCTATGCCGGTGCATGGGGTGGCTGGGTCAATCAGTACAGTGTAGGTGTAACGCCTATAGCTAATGGTGGCACAGGTGGCACAAGCGCGTCACAAGCTGTGTCAAACCTCGGGCTAGGGACGACGACTTTGTACGACAGTGGTCCATGGACTGTCCAGGCTTTTGGTAAGCTTGTCATTGTCAGTATCACTAATGGATTTCTGAATAACAGCGCATCATGGGCAAGTTATCAGTGCCCGTACGTGCTGCCTGAGGGCTATCGGCCACCGAAGACAATCGCAGCTGCAGCTATCACCAGAGACGGTGGTTCTCATACATCTAGGCTTTCTGCTGAAGCAGACGGCAAGATATACATTCAGAATCTTGGCAATGCAGGCGCAGCGGCAGAGCGATCTGCTATGCTTTGCTTCGTAGCTGTCTAGGAGGTGTCGCATGGAAGTATATGACGAGAACGGCAAGCTGCTAGATGACTATGACTTCAGTATTGGCAAGATAGAGTACAGGCAAGTAGATGTCGATGGTGAGAGCAAGACGCTTCCTGTGTTCGTGAAGCTGACTCAAGACGAGTTCATCGCGTCAAAGAACACGCTGGAAGCTAGGGTGGCAAGGCTAGAGAAGCTGATGCAAAAGCTTGTCTCGTTCGGGACAGTCGGCATGAGCATCGATGACAAGGCTAGCTTCATCATGCAGTGGGAAGGCGGAGTCACATACGACGTAGGCGACTTGGTGAAGTACGGCAGCTTGGTATACAAGTGCAAGTCTAAGAACGTCAGCGTCGACACCATGACTCCTGATAAGCAGCCTGACGTGTGGGAAGCTTGCAATGTCACTTCTGATGGTGTGGCCGAGTGGGTGCAGCCGACCGGAGCTCATGACGCGTATGCGAATGGAGCTATCGTCGAGCATGCTGGCAAGCGCTGGGTGTCTGTGGTTGGTAACAACGTCTGGGAGCCTGGCTTGTGCTGCTGGCGAGAGGACGTCAGTGAGCAGCAAGGAGAGGTAGCTGAGTGGGTGAGGCCAACAGGAGCTCATGACGTGTACAACAAAGGCGATGTCGTGATGTACAATGGCAAGAAGTACATGTCAAAGATAGATGCAAACGCCTGGGCGCCTGACGTGTATGGCTGGGATCAGGTGTGACATGGACGAGCTGTTGAAGGGGCTGTCGATATCGATAGCAGACGCCGGGCCAGGCTACGTGATGGTGTTTGGCGTCCTCGTGATTTTCGTCTCGAAGATGTGGCCTGACATCATGAAGTTCATAGCTGAGCGTGACAGGCGCATGTCTGAGATCGAGGCGAAGCGTGAGGAGCGCAAAGTCGAGGAGGGCAACAGGAGGCTAGACTTCGAGAAGAAGTCAGTCGAGCTGCAGGGGCGATGGCTCGAGCAGTACGAGCATGCGACGAAAGTCCAGGAGCAGACGAACTCGATAATCTCCGAGGTGCAGCTTCAGCTTAGCATACAGAACGCAGCACTGGCAGAGAGTGGCAAGACGTCAGCTAGCATACGTGACGAGATACTGGCAGTCAGGGCGAAGCTCGACAAGTGTGACGTGTGCATGGCTGAGAAGTAGCTTGTTTACAACGCTTGCGTGCTGTGTTATTATTGAGTTAGGAGGTGGCAAGCTTGGTAGACTCTGAAGAGATCGAAGCTAGTGTCAAGGAGAGTGACTGCAGGCATCACGAGTACGTAGACTCAGTCACTGTCGGAAGCATAGTCGCCTATTATTGCTCACCAGGCAAAGCTAGGTCGGCTAAAGTGGTGAAGAAGTCTACATCTAGTAAGAAGCTGCTTGTCGAGACAAAGTACGGCATGAGGGAGATAGTTGACTTCAAGTCTGTGCTTTGGGTTAACACGAATGACAAGTGGCCAAGGTGGGTCTTCAACCTTTTGAAGGGAGTGCCAGATGGCGAAGAGCAGGAGCTTGATAGCAGTTCTGAGGTACGAGACTGCTAGGGCAGCGGAGCAGATGGCGAAGAAGCGGCTTGCGGACGCGAAAGCTGACTTCTACAGTGAGATGGACGAGCTGTACGACACCGGAAGCTTTGACGGCAAGAGCTATGGCGTGTCTGACGACGGAGTAGACTACAGCGTGACAAGAGTCGTCAGGCGCAAAGTCGAGTATGACATTGGTAAGATGAAGGAAAAGCTTCCTTCTGATGTCATCTCGGAGGTAGTCGAGAAGCAGGTGTCTGTCATTGACTACAAGGAGTTGGCTGCATATGTCAAGTCGCTTGGTGGCAGCGCGGTTAAGCTGAAGTCTATGCTTCATGTTGACGAGTCTATTAACGAGAAGCGGCTTGACGAGCTCAGTGAGCTTGGCGAGTTTGATGACAGCCTGATGGATGGTTGCTTCTCTGTCAGTGAGTCAGAGCCGACGTACCAGCTTCGCGTGAAGAAGTAGTGCAATGGCTGACACGTTTGACGTAGCAGGTGAGCAGCTAGCCGCAGTCGCGATGCACTATGGCTTGGTTGACGTGGTGCAGAGCTCAAAGATGAAGTGCATTTGTCCGTTGCATGGTGACAAGAACCCGAGCATGTCGCTTGACTTTGACAAGGGCTTCTACTACTGCTTCGGCTGTGGCGCCTATGGTGACGCGGAGAAGCTAGTCAAGTCGATAGAGAAGCAGAACGGCTTGAATGATCTTCAGTGTTGCAAGAGGTTCAACGAGATAGTCAAAGGGATGGCAGGCAAGTCGACTATAAAGAGGCTATCACCTGAGGCATCCAGAAAGCTTCAGAGGCACTATTACGAGCAAGCCTATGACTACTACCATGGCTTGGCAAAAGTCGACTGGATGTCATCGGATGAGCCTGAAGTTGCAAGGTGCAGAAGCTACATGCTAGACAGGGGTTTCTCGCCACTTGTGCTTGCTGCGACTGGTGCGAAGGTGACGTACAATGACGACTACGAGCTAGTCTTTCCGATGGTTGACAATGGCAAGTTTCGTGGTTGGGTGTGCAGGACTGACAAGCCAGAAGTCGAGTCTTTTCGTAAGTACTTGTATAACAAGGGCTTCAGCCGAGCCACGACTGTCGTCGGGACGTATGGCAATGGTCAGAAGTTCTCGAGCGAGCTTGCTTCAAAGTATGTTATAATTGTTGAAGGATACATGGATCGCTTGAAGCTAGTACAGTTCGGCGTCGAGAACGCAGTCGCGATACTTGGCTGGAAGATGTCAGCTGGCCAGTTGAAGAAGCTACAAGATGCTGGTATCGAAGTCGTTGTCAGCGCGCTTGACAATGATGAATGTGGCAGGAATGGCACGGCGTTCCTCAAGGAGCATTTCAGAGTCGTGCGGTTCAAGTACTTGAAAGGCGTCAAGGACCCAGGCGACATGGAGTTGCTCGAGTTCAAGCATATGTGGGATAAGACCAGGCGTGAGCTTGGTGAAGTCTTCAGAGAAAGGCAACGCAATGGGAATTCTCAGTAAGATCAAGGCAGACACCCAGAAGTCAGGTGGCAACAAGGCGAAGCTGATCTACTTCCGCGAGGGTCAGAAGCGTCGCATCCGTTTCCTCCAGGACATGGATGATGGCATGGAAGTCGTGATGCATGACTCGTACGACCTTGGCGTCAATGTCGTCTGTCAGAAGACTTTCGGCAAGCACTGTGACTTCTGTGGTGATGACAACCTTCGCACTCGTAGCAACTACTGCTGGTCTGTCTGGGACTACGACGCGAATGAGGTCGTGCTGTTCTTCTTCCCGGTTAATCGCTGCAGCCCGATTCCGCCACTGATGGCGATGTATGAGAACTACGGCACGATCACTGACCGTGACTATGTCATCACAGTCTCTGGCAAGATGTCTGACAAGTCTTACAGCGTCGTCCCGATGGACAAGGTCAAGTTCCGCAACACCAAGGCTAAGCCGATGAGCAAGAAGCAGGTGCTCGAGATTCTCAAGCGTGCTTTCCCGCTTCCTACTGACTACAAGCCAGAAGGCGCAGATGACTCCTTTGACAATGACGATGACTCGTGGGATGATGATGACGAGCAAAGCAATGACTACTCGACAATGAAGCCGATGGAGCTCTACAAGCTCTGCGTTGAGCGTGACATTGAGGCGGAGAAGCGCAAGCCAGCGAAGTACTACATCAATCTCCTCGAGGAAGCAGACAAAGCTGACGATGACTGGGGAGACGAAGATGAAGACGAAGTAGACGACTTCGATGATGAGTGGGAAGACGAGTAGTTGACAGCTTGCAGTCGTTAGGAGACGATGATGGACGAGAGAGAAGTGCTTGACTTCCTGGCATTGTTCAAGAAGCAGTATGGCAACCAGATGAAGCTTTTGGTTGATGGGAAGTATGATGGCTTCACCGACAATGCGACTAACTTCCCGACTGATGATCCGAAGCTTTGCTCGTATCACATCCAGCAGCTAATGTCTGAGATTGGCGAGGTGCTTGAAGCTGACAAGCGCTGGAAGAACTTTCGTAACTCTAAGTACGACAAGCATGGCAAGCTTGAGGAGATAGCAGACTGCTTCATCGTGCTGATGAACGTAGCCATGTTCTCCGGCTTTGGTGCTTACCAGCTGTACGATGCCATAGTAGACAAGATTGACACTGTCGAGCATAGGATTGACAGTGGCGAATAGTTTCAATGTGGGGAGGCTTTTGCCTCCCCTTTGTCGTATGTATGTGACGTTTCTGTGTTATAATGTAGCTAAGGTTATTTAGCAGATGCTTAGGAGGGCAAATGGATATCGTAGTAGTCGAGGGTATCGACAGGGTCGGGAAGACGACTTTCACTGACAGGCTTCAGTCGAAGCTTGGCGCAGGCAGGTCTTTTGTGTTCAAGCATGACTGTAGCATAGTCAACTATTCGGACATGGATGACGACAATGAGACTGACAAGATGGTGCAGCTTCTAGAGATGTACAGTCAGCTGCAAGCAGTAAGCGTCGACGACTCTATTGTGGTGTTCGACAGGTTTCACGTGTCTAATGCGGTGTATGGCATAATTGAGCGAAGCTACGACTTCAAGAACGCATGCGAGAATTTTGACATAGTTGATGGCATGTTGCACAGGTTGTACGCGTACTTGGTGTATGTAAAGCCGACTAGCGTTGCGAGAAGCTCGGCTGAGCATGGCACTAGCTTGAAGCGACATGACGAGCTGTTCGACTTGTTCATGGCTTCGTCTTCTTGCGACAAAGTCATCTGTGACTACTACTCGCTTGATGCGGCGGTAGACTACATACTGTTCGATGGGGACGGTGACTGTGATGTTAGGTAGGAAGATCGGTTACAGCTTCTGGGGCTTTCTCGGTGACATCAAGTTCGATCCGTCTACGAAGCGTGTCGCTAGTACGCCAGATGGCAATGCTACTTACAGCTGGTCTATCATCAACGCGCTGTCTAATGCAGGCTATGATGTCATTCGCGTGATGCCTGACAGGGATGAGGCTGGTGCCAAGGTGCTTGGCAAGGAGCTACTGTTTAGCAGCTTTGCGAGCAGAAAGCGGCTTGATGCGTATGAGTCTATGGTGCCGTCAATCAAAAGCAGGGCTGACTACAGCAGCATGATGGCGTACGAAGTCTTTGAAGCTTGGGACGCTGCACATCTTTATGAAGCTGATGCTGTGCTTCACGAATGGAGGATGGAAGTCCCAGGCAGGAATGACTGTGACCCTGGCGTTAGGCGTGAGCTTGGCAAGAAGTGGCAGCCTGACTTGTTCTTCCAGGACTGCCTGATCAGGTATTGCTTTGCGAATAGCATCAAGTTAGTCGTGTTCGACCTTGACTACAAGCTGAGTGCAGATGACATTGCAGAGCTTAGCAGCGTAGTGGACTTGAGTGTCTTGGAGCTTGGTGACAAGTGGGCTGGCAGAGACTTCGCGAGGCATGTCGAGATACCGCTTGACTTCACCGTGATCAACGAGTTCGAGCTGAAGCGCAACGTGCTTGACAGAGTCGTCTACATAGGCAGCAGGTACGAGCGTGACTGGTGCATAGACAAGTACATCGTCGGAGCAGGGCAAGTGGCTGTGTATGGCAACTGGCTAGAGGGAGGGCGTGACTCGGCCAGCAAGTGGCCGGGTGTTGACTTCAGGAGGCGTCTGCAAGCATGCGAGCTTCCTGGCGTGTACCAGCATGCTGCGACGACTGTGCTATTGGCGAAAGAAGACTATTGCAAGTACCACTTCATGACGATGCGCATCCTTGAAGCAGTCTGGTTTGGCTGCGTTCCGCTTTTCATCAAGGAGTATGGGAGAGAGACTATAGCAAAGTACGCTGGCGACTTCTCAGACATCCTGACAGTTCGCTCACATGAAGATGTCAGGGTGAAAGCAGAAGCTTTGTCAAGGAGTTCGTACAACAGAGAAGTCGTTGTCGATTATTTGCGAAACCATTTGGCGTTCATGCATGTCAAGAACTTCATGAATGTGTTCATCGACGTGATAGGAGCATAGCATGGTTGAGCTTTACAATGTCTGCAAGGAGTTCAAGAATGTCGATGACGCGTTTACCTACTGGTACGGCAAGCTGAGTGAGAATGCATCTGATGGCAACAGCGAGTCTAGAGATGGCGTTGTCGTCGGTGAGTGCATCAACGCAGTAACAGTGATTGACGACCCAACTAGGTGCGTGATGCTAAACGGCATAAGGAAGATGCCGATGCGGTATGCAGTCGGTGAGATGCTGTGGTACTTGTCTGGGGAGAACACGCTTGACGGCATCAGGAAGTACACGTCTGCTTGGGACAGGATGTCTGACGACGGCGAGACTGTGAACTCGAACTACGGTTGGTGCATACTTGACAAGTATGGGTTCAACCAGCTTGACTACGTGCTTCAGAAGCTTCGTGATGACCCATGCACACGTCAAGCGGTGATCCACATCAAGCATCCGTCTGACAAGCCGACGAATGACATGAATTGTACTGTGTGCTTGCAACTATTCATCCGTGACGGCAAGCTTTACATGACGACGTACATGCGCTCGAATGACTTGTGGCTTGGCTTCCCGTTCGACGTGTTCCAGTTCACAGCGCTGCAGGTGTGGCTTAGCATGAAGCTTCATTGCGAGCTTGGCACGTACACTCACATAGCTGGCTCGCTGCATCTGTACGAGCGTGACTATCTGAAGGCAAAGAAGAATCTGGAGGCTATGGCATAATGTTCGACCTCCACAGGCATGACGAGTACTCGACATTTGACGGCTACGGCAAGGCGACTGAGCTTGCTGCTTACGCGAAGGAGCTTGGCTACAAGTCACTCTGTACGACGAACCACGGCAACACCAATGGCTTGATACAGACATATGACGCATGCAAGCAGGTCGGCATCAAGCCGATACTTGGCGTTGAGGGGTATGTCCTTCCGAAGTGGAAGGAGAAGACACGTGGCTTCCACCTGATAGTCATAGCGAAGAACTTGAAGGGCTATGGCAACATGAATCGGTTGCAGTTCGCAGGTGAGGGTCAGAAGTACTACAACCCGATATGGGACTTGGAGCTTCTCGAAAAGTACCATGAGGGTCTCATATGCACGACCGCATGTGTCGCGAGTTACAGCTCGCAAGCTATCATAAGGGGCCATGAGGAGCAGGCGGAGAAGTTCATCACAAAGCTGCATGACATATTTGGCGATGACATGTACGTCGAGATTCAGCCGTACCCGATAAGTGACCCAGGAGTCCAGGAGCTTGTCAATGTCAAGCTGATAGAGATGTCAGAGCGCAATGGCTGGAAGATGGTGCTGACGTCTGACTCGCACAGGGGCAAGCCGGATGACTTGCCGACGTACTTGAAGATGCATGAGATTGCTGGCCATGACATGCAGCATATCGAGGAGACGTACAAAGACAGGTACATGCCGGCTCCGGACGACATGCGAAGGCGCTTCTTCAAGATGCACAGGAAAGACTTCGGTGACGAGAAGGCAAAGAAGCTCGCGAGGTACATGTACAGATGCCTTGACGAGATTGAAGCCAAGTGTGAAGAGCCGTACCTCGACGAGCTTCCGCTTACATTGCCTAGCTTTGGCAAAGACAAGGCGGAGACGAGGAAGCTTCTCAGGAAGTCTGTGAGGGACGGCCTTAGGCGTCGTGGCAAGCTGACGAAGCAGTACATAGCTCGTTGCAAGGACGAGCTTGAAGTCATCGAGTACCATGGCTTTGATGACTATTTCTTGATGGTGGCAGACTACACGAACTGGGCGAAGCAGCATGGGATCGTAGTGGGCCCAGGTCGAGGCTCCGTGTGCAACTCATTGGTGGCGTACGCGATGGGCATCACTGAAGTAGATAGCTTGCACTTCGGGCTTGACTTCAGGAGGTTCCTTCGCAAGGACAAGACTAGCTACCCCGACATCGACCTTGACTTCGAGACTAGCAGGCGCCATGAGGTCATTGAGTACCTGTGCAAGAAGTACAAGGGGCATGCGGCTCGCATCTGCAGCTATGGCTTGTATAGGGTTGACAACCTTTTGAACGACTTGGCTAAAGCTTGTGGAGTGACTCTGACAGCTGACGACGGCAAGGAGAAAGTCGACAAGCAGAAGCTTGCGGAGATAAAGGGTTTCATCAACTCGTACATAGATGAAGGGTCTAACCTCGACTCTGACGGGCTTCTTGTGACACGTGACGCGAAGTTGTACGATGCGGAGTATGATGGCATCATAACGCACTTCACTAAGCTGTACAAGAAAGTCCGCTTCATTGGTACGCATGCGGCTGGTGTGGCGATAACTGGTGGCCAGCTGCTTGACTACTGCGCTCTGCGCCTTGACAAGAACGGTGACGTGTTCACCGCGTATGACTTGGAAGACATCGAGTCGATAAATGTCATCAAGTTCGACATCCTTGGTCTGAAGACGATGGAGTCCATCGGTGATCTCAGGAAGTCGACTGGCGTGACGGTTGACTACACCGAGATAGTAGACGACAAGAAGCTGCTTGACTCGTTCCGTGACGGCAAGTGCGACGGCGTGTTCCAGTTCGAGAAGCCGACTGCCCGCAATATTCTGAGCTTGATTGACTGTGACAGCTTCAATGATGTCGTCGCGGCATCTGCGATGAACCGTCCAGGCCCGTTGAGCTTGCACCAGCCAGATATGTACGCGCAGAACAAGTATGATGTCGACGCCGCGAGGCAGCTCTACTATTACAAGCAGACGTCTGAGTCATATGGTACGATCATCTACCAGGAGCAGGTCCAGAAGATATGCACGGAGATTGCAGGCATGAGCTGGCAAGATGCAGACAAGGTCATGAAGATGATGAAGGGTGGTCACATGACCGAGTCTGCGCAGCGAGTCTACAACGAGAACCGCAAGCAGCTCTTCGACAAGTTCATCTCCGGTGCAGTGGAGAACGGCTACCCAGAAGATGAGTCAAGGCAGCTGTTCGAGAATATGACGACGTACACTTTCAACAAGGGGCATGCGACTGGCTACAGTTTGATAAGCATGGAGGAGATGTTCTACAAAGTCTACTTCCCGAACGAGTACTGGTTTGTCAAGCTGAAGTACGCGAAGTCTGACTCGGAGTTCTACAGGTTCTGCTCGCTTGCGGTGAAAGATGGCTCGGTGCTTTTCTTGCCGCATGTGAATTGGTCGCAGTCGCTGACTGCGCTCAGGAAGATGGAGGGCGAGCACGTGATACAGCTCGGGCTCAGCACGATAAAGGGAGTCGGGGAGAAGGCAGCAGACTTCATAGTAAATGAGCGTAACGAGCATGGCGTGTTCAGAAGCTATGATGACTTCTATGATAGGTGCAAGTCAAGGCTTGTGACTAGCAGGGTCATAGAGCTTCTGAAGCAGGATGGCGCGCTTGAGTTCAAGAAGGCAACTTACATTGATCGCGTGACTAAGTACAACAGCAGTCTGTACGCAAGGAGCTAGCATTTCCTCAAAAAACTTCATCTTCTCTATGTACAAGCCATTGCGGCTGTTGTATATTGTTATTGCAAGGAAGCAAAGGAGCTTCCCAGTTCCCAGAGAGGATGACAGAGATGGCAAAGTTCACCGCAGCTCAGTTCAAGAAGGCCGGCATCAAGCACATCGCAGAAGAGGACTTCAAGGACGACGGCACCAGCTTCAAGATCTATGAGTGCCCGAACGGCATCAAGTTCAGCTATGCCACTTGTGACGGTTGCGTCTTCATCGCAGCTCGTGACTACTATGACCGCACGCTTCTCACCAACAACGAAGTCGTCAACGCCGGCATTTGGTCACTGTCTGACAAGTTCAATGGTGTGCCTGCTTCAAGCGTCAACGTGAACGACATCATCGAGACTTTCGAGCAGCTCAAGTTGAAGGTCGAGACTCTTGAAGCTTCTGCAAAGAACGACAACGTCGTTGAGGAGAAGAAGGATTTCATCGCTAGCAAGCTCGAGCATGAGATCGAGTTCGTCAAGAGCAAGCGTGACGAGCTCAAGTCCAGCATCGACTTCCTGAGCCTCACGACTGATCAGTTTGACACCATCAAGCATTGCTTCCAGTATGTCGACAAGTACTACATCGAGACTGTCGAGAGGAAGCTCAACAAGGTCAACAATGGCAGCATCTCCCGCTCCGAGATGAAGTCAATAATCAACCACGTCAACGCCACTGGCTTCCTTAACCTCAACGAGAACGGCTCTTGCTACTGGCTCGACCGCATCAAGGACGAGCTCGCTCGCAACAACTAGAGGCATCCAGAGGTCATCTGAGGTCATCGAACAAGTCGGATGTATATAATCACATCTAATGAGTTTGAGAGCCTCAGATGACCTCTCAGAGGTTCAAATGTCAATGCCATATGTGTCAAGTTGTGGTATAATGATACCAGTGCAAGTCGAGTTGTCTAGGAGGGCATGATGAAGGTCAAGAGCAGCAATGACGTCAGTGAGCGAGTCAAGGAGCTAGCTGACGAGTACGGAGTCGATGATGGGTATGTCTGGGCGTTGTATGACATGATGCCAAACGAGCTCTATGACGGCATAGTCACTGAGCTAGAAGACATGCAGCTCGACGAGTTCATATGATGGTATTCAGGGGTGGCTGGCATTCATGGCTGGTCGCCCCTGACTTGTATCTGCCATAGATTGGAGGTTGGAATGCTAGCGGTTCTTTTCATCTTGTTCTTCTTCTTCGGCTTGCCGTACGTGCTTGCAGCTTTGATCGGTCTGCCAGTGGGCATCTTGAAGCTAGGCTATGACGCGATGAAGCCAGAGGCAGTCGAGGCTCGTCGCCAGAAGAAGCAGGCTAAGCTGCTGAAGAAGCAGAAGCGAGCTGATGAGGCTGAGCGACTGAAGCGTGAGGCTGAGTACCTCGAAGAGGCAAAGAAGACATGGGAGTTCAAGTGATGCAGAAGTCAGGCAAAGAAGCAATAATCAAGCTCTGCAGCGACATCAACAAGAAGGAGGGAGAGGGAACGATATACGGCATCGGGTCTAAGCACGCCAACCTCAAGATCAACAGATGGAGCACTGGCATCGAGGACTTGGACGCCATCATCGGTGGCGGCATGCCATGTGGTAGGGTCATCGAGATATTCGGGCCTGAGTCAAGCGGCAAGACGACGCTGCTGTACCACCTGTGCGGCTTGCAAGATGTCTGCCTTGACATCCCGATCGAGGGCACGTTTGATCAGGAGCGCGCGAAGGTGTTCGGCAACCGCCCCAAGCAGATGCTGATATACCGCGCCAAGTGGGGAGAGGACGCGCTGAACAAGACGATAAAGTTCGCCCAGGCTGGTTGCCCTCTCATAGGAATCGACTCGGTGCCGTCTCTGGTGCCGAGGGAAGACGCCGAGAAGGTGCTCAAGTCTGCTGACCGTGACAGCATCGAGGAGCAGCGCATAGGTGGCACGGCCCGCTTGCTGAACAAGTACCTCCCGACGATCGAGGAGATAATCGAGGTCACCGGCACGACTGTGGTGTTCGTCAACCAAGTTCGTGACAAGATGAACGCGATGATGTTCGGTGAGAAGACTGACACCCCAGGTGGCAGGAAGCTTAAGCACAGCTGCAGCCTCCGCATCCAAGTGGCTCGCCGCGCGTGGATAGAGATCCCGAACAAGGACCCGCACAACGTTGCCAAGACGGAGAAGGTCGGTCTGGTGATGAAGATGCGCGTAGTAAAGTCGAAGGTCTGCAACCCGATGGGAGAGTGTGAGGTCCCATTGTTCTTCGACCGTGGCTTCGTCTCGTTCGATGATGTCAAGCCGATACGCAAGGAGCTTATGGAGGCTAGGGCGAAGCAGTTCGGTAGGCGCGTGTCTAAGCTTGACATGGAGGGAATAGATGGTCAGTAGCAGCAAGGTGTCTAAGTCACTGCCAGTCAGGGTCACGTGGAACGAGCTCCAGCACTTCGAGGAGCACAGGTGGTGCTTTGACAAGTGGGTGTCGATGTGCCGCAGCTTCATGACGATCGCAGAGGCAGAGGAGCTGTGCAAGTCAAAGCTAGAGTCTGGCGCCAAGGTCCAGAGGATGTCGGTGCAGCTTGTAGTGGCAGAGGCAGACATGGTGACAAGCCTTGGAGTGAATCTGATGACATCTGGGAGGTTTGAAGATGTTCAGTGATGAAGTATATGGCATCAGTGTTAGTAGGGCCTCAGATGACCTCTCAGGGCCTCAGAAGGGCAATGTGGACATGGTCAATAACCCACCCCACTACAAGGTCCACGACATGGAGTGCATCGACGAGATGGTCGCCGTGTTCGGCCCGGCTGCTGTAATAGCCTACTGCGGCATCGCGGCGTGGAAGTACCGCTACCGCTTCATGGCCAAGGGCAACCCCGAGCAGGACTTGGCGAAGTCTGACTGGTACGTGAAGAAGGCAATGGAGCTCCGAGACAAGTATGGGGTGTATGATGGCTAGGCCTAGCAGAGACAGGTACTACCTCGAGATAGCGTACGCGGTTTCAATGAGGTCAAGCTGCGTCAGGAGGCACTACGGCGCAGTAATAGTGTCAGAGGACGAGATAGTGTCGACAGGCTACAACGGCAACGTCCGTGGCGAGCCCAACTGTGACTCCATCGGCTACTGCCTGCGCCATGGCTTGCCACACAATGACAGCACGCAGCTCTATGGTGACTGCAGGTCTGTCCACGCAGAGCAGAACGCGATGCTGTCAGCCAGCCGCAGGGAGATGATCGGCTCCACGATGTACCTGGCTGGAGTTGACGGCGAGACTGGCGAGAGGCTGCGTGACGCCAAGCCGTGCCCGCTGTGCATGAGGATGATCAAGAACGCCGGCATAAGCAGGGTGGTCACAGAGGCTGGTGACTTGCCATGTTCGTGATAGAGGCTCCGGGGTTCAGCCTGGAGGACACGTGGAGGAGCCGGCAGTCAATACTGTTCAAGAAGCTGCACGTAGACACCGGAGCAGCTTACGTGATCCAGACTTGTGGCAAGCTCCTTGTCGCGAGCCAGGTCAAGTCAAGGCTGCTGCTCCACTGCAGCGAAGAAGACTTCTTCACGACTTGGTACCAGTACTTCCACCTCGGTGTAGACTACTCGCATGACAGGTCTGAGCTACTCACTGCGAGGCCGTTGCTGAATGATGCTGCCAGGTCTGCTCCTGGAGTCCATGTCTTGCAGCAGCAGCCGTGGGAGGAGCTCCTCACGTCAAGGCTCGAGCAGGAGCTCGGATGGCATGGCGCATGTAGTGCGATCGATGACGCGTGCGTCGCGTGCTTCGGTGGCGTGAAGAAGAAGAACGTCCCTGGCATCGGCTCGGTGCGCTGGGCGCCGTTGCAGTCTCCTGATAACACCGTCGAGCTGCTGCAGCAAGAAGACGCGCTGTGGTTCATAGACGAGGACGTCGCCAAGCTTGTCGTGTCAGTTGCTGAGGAGTACATGGCTGGGTCTAGAGCAGACAATGACGCCATCAGCTGCATGAAGGAGTGGCAGAGGCACAGGGTCAGGGCTTACAGCGGCATGGCGGTAGAGGACTGGCTGGAGTGGCAAGAGGCTGGCCTCGAGACGCCGGAGTACGTCGCTGCGATGCTGAGGTGGTCAGCAGCAAACTCGAAGCTGCCAGGCATGGTGGTGAAGCCAGTGAGGCGCAAGGTGAAAGCCGTGAGGCGCAAGCGGAGGAAGAAGTAGCATGGGCATAGTCGAGAAGATGAAGAAGTCTGCGCAGAAGTCTGGCGCTGTCATACAGACAAGCGAGGCAGAGGAGCTTCACAAGCTCCTGTCTAAGGCGTTCTACCTCCCGCATGACATAGACAACGAGACGAAGTTCGTGAGGATGGTGATGACGAGGGGAGCTGACACCCAGGAGCGAGTCGGACTGCACGCGTCAGCCATCCTAGTCCCAGACTCCTCGTACTGCGAGAGGGAGCAGGTGCTCTCGCTCCTGTACAAGCAGAGGCAGGGAGACCAAGTCAGCCCGGGCCTGATGCGGATCTTCGCTGAGGGCAACGCCATCCACGAGAAGTGGCAGCGCCTTTTCATAGCTGCTGGCTGGTCTAAGTGGGACCAGCTTGACTACACGCAGTACGCCGAGCAGTACATGATGTCTTTCACCCCTGACATCATATGCCGCATCCCGGAGTTTGACAGCCAGCAGATGGTCGGCGAGATAAAGTCAGTGAACACGTTCGCTTTCAAGAAGCAGCCACGGCACCCGTCTGCGTGGAAGCAGTGCCAGTGGTACATGCACCTCACTGGGCTGAAGAGGGGCTTCGTGCTGTGTGATGACAAGAACACCCAGGACTTCAAGCTCGAGGTGTACGACTACGACCCGTCACTAGTTGAGCTTTGGGTCGACCGCGCCGAGTCAGTGGTCAGCAGCTACAGGCGAGTGGTAGAAGACCACAAGATGGTCAAGCGGCCCAAGCAGTGCACGTCACCGTCTTGCAGGCGCTGCGAGAAGTGCGCAATGAGAGACGCCTGCTGGGGTGTCGGCATGGGCAAGGTCAAGATAGGAAGCTAGCACCAGTCACGTGACATACATGAGAGGCATTCAGAGGCCCTCAGAGGCACCCGAAGTCGCAAGGTGGTATAAATATCCATCCAAGTTGACATAGGGCCTCTGGGGGCCTCTCGTTCGTTCAGGGAGGTATACATGGCTAAGGTTTGTAGAGGCAAGCACGCATGCATAGGGGTAGACCAGTCTTACAAGCGGACTGGAGTCTCAGTCGCCATCGACGGGAAGCTGGCCAACGTCAGCTCCGTAGGCCTGTCGAAGCTGTCAAAGCGAGAGGCTAGGGCTAGGGTCAGGGATGCAGTAGGCAGGGCTTGCGAGTGGGCGCTGTCTCATGCCGAGTCATGCGACTTGGTCTTGGAGCGCACCCGCATGTTCTCGCAGAAGTTCGTGTCAGTCCCATACATCAAGTCGATGGGGGCGCTCAACGCCACCATAGCAGACACCGCTGCGGAGCATGGCGTAGACTCGTGGTCAGTAGACACCCGTTGCTGGAAGTCTGAGGTTG